ATTTAGAGTCGGTATATCAAATTTTGAGCCATTGTAATGCACTACCGCATCGGCTTCACATAGCATGGCATGAACGCCCTCTAACATCTTTTTGGCATCGTTTCGATGAACTGAATCAAAGTAAACATCTTCCTCGCCTAGCCATTTAGCCGAGTAACACATCGTATATGAAGATTCTAATAACTGGGACAGTCCCACATTCTGTTGCCAAATACCCCAAACATGGGCTAAATTGGGTGAAGTTTCAATGTCAATCAACAGTATCTTCAAGGTTTACCCCTTATAATCAATAAGTTACTGAATACTAACCTATCTATATGTCATTTGCTGTCAAAAAAACCGATAAAAATCAAGCGAATGTTGTAAAAGCGCTACGAGATTATGGTGCTGATGTTTATTCTTTGCATACCGTAGGTGGTGGCATCCCAGATTTACTAGTTTTGTTTGATGACCAAACTATTTTGATGGAAGTCAAAGATGGCGCAGATAAGAAACTAACTCCCCTGCAAATTAAGCTATTTGCCAACTGGAAAGGTGGGCATTTGTATCGGGTAAATTCTGTGCAAGAAGCTATCGAAGTGTTAAAATCCGTTGAACAGGAGAAATAATCATGCCTTTAGACAAATCTGGTAGCGCCAAAAGCGTAGGTAAAAACATTAAAGCTGAAGAAGCCGCAGGAAAGCCACGCAAACAAGCTGTGGCAATCGCCCTAAATGTTGAACGAGATAACGCTAAAGGCAAGCGCAAAGCCAAGCTAGAAGAAGCCTACGGTAAGGTATTGGGCAAAAAAGAAGCCCAGCACAAAGATGCCGTAGAAATGTCAATGAAAAAGCACATGAAAGGCTAATATGGCTAACTGGATTGCTGGCGCTATTAAGCATAAAGGCGCATTAAAGAAAGAATTAGGCGTTAAAGAGGGCGAAAAAATCCCTAAGAAAAAGCTAGAAGAAGCCACCAAAGCCAAAGGCAAAGAAGGCCGTAGAGCTAGATTGGCAATGGAACTAGAAAAGTTCAATAAATGAGTCGTAAAGACCAAATTCGTGCCGCAATGGATAAGCATGATAAACCCATTGCAAAGACCACCAAAGGCAAGAATAGACACTATCTGCCCGCAAGTGAAGGCGCTGGTATGACCGCCAAAGGCAGAGCAGCCTATAACGCCAAGAACGGCAGTCATTTACAAGCCCCACAAGCAAGTGGTTCAAGACATGACAGTTTTTGCGCTAGGTCTAAAGGATGGACTGGCGAAAGAGGTAAAGCAGCTAGAGCGAGGTGGCATTGTGCCTAACGGTTTATACGCCAATATTCACGCCAAACAAGAGCGCATTAAGCATGGCTCAGGCGAAAAGATGCGTAAGCCTGGTCAAAAGGGTGCGCCTAGTGCTGAAGCATTTAAAGAGTCGGCAAAGACCGCCAAAAAACCCCGCAGAAAACACATTGAAGAAGCTATGAAGGATATGTAATGGAACACATGAACCGCAAATACAAAAAAGAGGATGCCATGTTGCGCCCTCATACCGAATCTACCTTAGAGAAGAACCAAGCCAAGCGTAGAAAAGACAAACCAGCGCCAGAAATGGAAGCAGGTAAAGGCAATATTCTTATCGAGAAAGAGAATAAACGAGCCAAACGCAGAGAAATGCTTGATAAGGCGATGACTGCTGCGATGAAAAAAGAAGGCAAAGACCCTTACTAAAATCTGTTGTAGAATAAAGTCTTACAAATCAATTACTTGAGAATGTATGGACAATAAAGTGTCGAAATCTGTAGAAAAGAACTTAAACAGGGCTGGAAGAAAGCCAGGAGTGCCTAATAAAGCCACTCAGGAGGCTCGTGAAGCCGTTAAAGCTATTCTTGATAGCAACCTACCTTATATTCAATCGTGGATTCAAAGCACCGCAGAAGGCATCTTTGACGATAAGACTGGAAAGTGGATTGTTCAACCTAATCCTGCAAAGGCTTGTGAGATTGTTCAGAATTTAGTTGAATACTCTGTGCCTAAACTAGCCCGCACAGAAGTAGTGGGTGATGAGAAAGCTCCTCAACGCTTGGTGGTGTCTTGGAAGAAATAGTCCAAGAGGTAGAACTAGACTACCAACCTCGTGATGTATTCCTAGATTTCCACGATAGAACTCAGCGTTGGGCTGTGATTGTTGCCCATCGTAGATGCGGTAAAACCGTCTCTTGCATCAATGATTTAATCTATAAAGCACTAATTGAGGGCAAAGATGATGGTCGCTATGCCTATGTTGCACCATATTACAGCCAAGCAAAGAATATCGCATGGGACTACCTGTTAAGGTTTAGTCAGCCAGTATTGGCTAAAGCCAATCAATCTGAACTATGGGTGGAACTAATAAATGGAGCAAGAATTCGTCTCTTTGGCGCTGATAATCCTGATGCTTTACGAGGTCTTTACCTCGATGGGATTGTGTTAGATGAGTATGCAGATATGCGCCCTCGTATTTGGGGCGAGATTATTCGGCCTTTGCTGGCAGACAGACTTGGATGGGCAGTTTTCATTGGAACGCCTAAAGGTCATAATGCTTTCTGGGAGCTATACAACACCGCTTCTAACGACACAAACTGGTATTGCAAGACCCTAAGGGCTAGTCAGACTGGATTGTTGGCTAAGTCAGAGCTTGATGACGCTGCCAAATCCATGACGCAAGACCAATATCTGCAAGAGTTTGAGTGCGACTTTGAGTCAGCCATCATTGGTGCTTACTATGGTAAAGAGATGCGCCAGCTTACTGATTTGAATAGGATTACCAATGTCGAGCATGACCCAATGTATAAAGTATTTACAAGCTGGGACTTGGGGTATAGCGATGACACCTCAATCTGGTGGTGGCAAGTCATTCGTGGCGAAGTCAGATTCCTTGAATATCATGGAAGCAATGGTCAGCCTGTCAGTTTCTATACAGGACTCATTCAAAGTAAAGCTGCCGAGTTTGACTATCAATATGGGCTACATTATCTGCCCCACGATGCAAGAGCAAAAACACTAGCATCTGGCGGAAAGTCAATAATTGAGCAACTTTCTGCTAAAATTCCGTTAGAATCTATGAAAATAGTGCCGAATTTGTCACTTCAAGACGGAATCCAAGCAACTCGTATGTTATTGATGCGGTCTTGGTTTGATAGCGAAAGGTGTAATGATGGAATCGAAAGCCTCAGACAATATCAGCGAGAGTATGACGATGATAGAAAGGTTTTTAGAGACAAGCCTCGGCACGATTGGACTAGCCATGCTGCAGACGCATTTAGGATGGCTGCGGTGGCTTGGCGAGAGGAAGAAAGAATCATGACCAAAGATGACCCAATTAAAGGGTTATTTGTGGGCGAAACTGATGTAACTTTAAATGATATGTGGAAGCAACCAGCAACCACCAACAACAGGAGAATCTAAATGTCTGGCATCCAACTTCCTTACGGAACAACCTACGAATATGTTGCACCATCGACTACTGCTCAAGTTATGGGCAATGTGGGTGCAGCAGGAGATGTTTTAGTTCGTGTTATTGCTACTGTAACCACATCTTCAACAAGCACTTTAACCATTATTGATGGCTCTACATCAATTCCATTGATTCCTGCTAATGCAGCATTAGGTGTTTATTCATTAACCGTTGAAGCCCAATCGTTAAATGGCGCATGGAAAATCACAACTGGCGCTGGTGTTAGCGCAGTAGTAGTCGGAAACTTCTCATAAGGCTTTATATGTCCGAATTGCGAGCAGAAGTATCACATACCTACTCAGATTGGTATGACAAGATTATGGCCTATGAAAGGTCATTTAAACTTTGGGAAGCAAGAGTCGATAAGATTCTGAAGAAATATAAAGACGACAGCCGCAATAAAACCAATCCTAATGCTCGCTTTAATATCCTTTGGTCAAATGTCCAGACGATTAGCCCTGCTATCTTTGCTCGCCTACCACGCCCTGATGTAAGCCGTAGATTCAGAGATAACGACCCTATTGGTCGTGTAGCATCAATGATGCTAGAAAGAGCTTTAGAGTTTGAGATTGAGCATTATGGTGACTATCTAGCCGCCATGAAGAACTGCGTTACAGACCGTCTATTGGGTGGTCGTGGCACAGCATGGGTTCGTTATGAGCCACATTTCAGAGCAAAAGCAGAAAAATTGCCTGAGGATGGTTTTGAGATTACCGAAGTAACTGACACCAAGCAAGCCTATGACCCAAGCTATGTTAATGGCGAAGGTGATGTAGGCAAACCTCTTGAGGGCGAGATGCCTGAGGAGAATATGCTTGATGAGCCAGGCGAAGTCGAAGAAGAAATTGAGTACGAATGTTGCCCAGTTGATTATGTTCATTGGCGTGATTTCGGTCATACCGTTGCTCGTACATGGGAAGAAGTCACCGCAGTATGGCGCAAGGTTTATATGAACCGCACCGCATTGGTAGAGCGCTTTGGCGAAGAACTCGGTCATCAGATTCCCCTTGACACCAAGCCAGAGCAGACAGGTAAGTCATACACTAAGAATGACGACCAAGCCTACCAAGCAATGATTTACGAGATTTGGGATGCCGAAACAGGCAAAGTCCTATGGATTAGCAAATCACTCGGCAAAATCCTTGATGAGCGTGATGACCCATTAGAACTTGAGAACTTCTGGCCTTGCCCAAAACCACTCTACGCTACGATTACTACCGATAGCCTTGAACCAATCCCTGATTTCACCATTTACCAAGACCAAGCTCGTGAACTTGATGACCTATGTGACCGTATTGACGGCTTGATTGGGGCGCTAAAGATTCGTGGTTTATACGATGCCAGCGCATCTGAGCTACAGCGCTTATTTTCCGAAGGCAATGAGTCCAATGTCTTGATTCCTGTCAAAAACTGGATGGCATTTGCTGAGAAACAAGGCTTAAAAGGCGCATTAGACCTTGTTGATATTGCCCCATTTGCCCAAGCATTGATGTCTTGCTATCAGGCGATGGAGCAAGTTAAAGGTCAAATCTACGAATTGATGGGTATTGCCGATATTCAGCGTGGTCAAACCGACCCTAATGAGACTTTGGGCGCACAAATTATCAAATCCAACAACGCTGCTGGTCGCCTAAAGACCATGCAACACGCAGTCGTATCATTTGCTACCGAGTTATTGGCTATCAAATCCCAGATTATCTGCAAGCACTTCACCGAAGATACGATTGTTAAGATTTCTGGCGCAATGCAACTATCGGATAACGATAAACAGTTGATTCCACAGGCAATGGCGTTGCTCAAAGACGAAGTCAGTAAGAATTTCCGCATTGAAGTCACCACAGACTCAATGATTTACCAAGATGAAATGCAAGAAAAGCAAGACCGCATGGAGTTCTTGTCATCTATTGGTGGATTTATGGAAAAAGCCATTCCTGCTGCCCAAGCAAGCCCAGAATTAACGCCATTATTGATGGAAATGCTCAAGTTTGCTACTACAGCGTTCAAAGCTGGTAAAGGATTAGAGGGATTGATTGACGAAACTGCCGATAAATTCCGTCAGCAAGCCAAACAAATGGAAGGTCAGCCTAAGCCACTTCCAATGGCAGTCCAAATCGAGCAGATGAAGATGCAAGCTAAGGCTCAAGAGCTACAAATTGCTAATCAGCTAGAAATGCAAAAGCTACAAGCTGAGAATGAGTTAGAAAAGGCTAAACAAGAGTATCAAGCACAAGAAAACCAGCTT